AGATGAAGCCGAGGCGGGACCAGGCGGAAGGATTATTAAGAGGCTTGCCGCTAAAGACAAAGCAAATATTGCGAAATCTTTAGAGGGCTTGAATCTACCGGCAAGCGAAGTCAAGCGCGTTGAAGACGAAGTCAGACGGATTAAGTCCAACTACCCGACTGAAGATGGATGGGCAGAAATTACCGTCAAGGACGTTAAAAGTAAGCCGACTGTCGCTATTAAAGAGGGAACTAAAAAAGTTGATGTCGAGTGGCAACCGATTGTCTACGGGTATGAAAAGCCTCGCCGCAACAAAAGCTATGCGCGTCACCAGCAGGACATGACGACTCGTACAGTCGATGATGTCCGTGATGTCGTTAACAGGGCCAATAATGGTGACCAAGCGGCGAAAGACATTCTTGCGCAAGCAGACTGGTATCGGTCGATGCGGAGTCGTTTGCGCTCAGAGTTTGGCGGCCTGGGCGATGTATTCGCTGACCTGCTTGGCGCAACATCGGCAAACACGGATGTCCGTACAAATTGGAATAATGGAATCGATGTATTGCGTCGGTACACCAATGGCGATTTCGATAAAGAGATCCAGGCGTACCTTGCTCGCGTCGAAGCTGGAGAAAAGGTTGACCCAGCAACATTGACAAAATTGTTTAAGGCTGGCGAGTTCCCGCTGATGACTAAGGCGACTGGTCAGTTATATGGCATCAACAGTCCAGCCGCAACGAAAGCTTTGCTGGATATGTTCAGGCAGATCAAGGTAGGGCAGGCGCCGAAGACCATTAACTTTACAGGTAACCTCATTGGCTATGGGTCGCAACCAACAATTGATGTGTGGGCGGCTCGGTATCTGCGCGACGCGGCAGGACTCAAGCGGATTCCTCCACCTGCAGAGCAGGCTGTCGCAGGGAACCACTTAACTGGCAGTACGATTGATAAGCCAATCATTGGTTCTGAATTTGGTTTTGGTCAGCGCATATTCACTGATGCGGCTAACGCTATCAACGCCGAAGGCTTCGTTAAGAACTATGACTCGTCGATTGGCGACTTAGGCCCAGATGATCTCCAGGCTGTTGTATGGTTTATGGAGAAAGAGAAGTGGACCATCAACGGATGGACAAACAAAGCTGGTGAAGGCGGCTCACTTGATTACGAGGCGGCCCTTGCCGGTTCTCCTGAACGAGTCGAGATTGATGAGTTGCGCAAGACCATCAATTCGTCTGGGTCAACACCAGAGCAGAAAGCGATAGCGGAAGCGCGTCTGGAGGAATTGAAAGCTCCAGTAGAGCGCCGAATTGTTGGCGTGTCTCGCGAGCGGCCAGAACAGCGTCCGACTAATGTCGAACAAGCGGAGCTATCTAGCGAGGTTCTTAACCCTCTCAAAGACGATCCAGCCGTCGTTGCACAACAGGCAAACAATAGTTACGGCTTATTCGGTAACACTCCAGAGCGTTCTCTGAATACCGAAGTCGTTACCCGGTCAGATTTTGATGAGACTAATTTTATCAATAACCTGGTCGATCTTGGACGTAAGTATGACCAAGACGCTGTATATGTGTCCAAAGTTGTACCAACCGGAACGCAGGGTGCGATGCCTGGCCTAGAAGTATTTTTCAAATCTAGACAGGAAGCAGATAAAGCAATCGCTATGATTGACTCTTTGCGTCAAAAGTATGATATTAGTGGTGGCACAATCATAACGGACGCTAGGTATAAGGATCGTCCAGATGTGCAGGTTGATACAGGCGAAGAGATTGCTGGCGCTGTAGGTTTGCGGATTCAATACATCCCAGAGTTTGAAGGTGGGGTTCCAGACCCAGACAAAGCAATGGATACGTTTATGGACATTGCTCAAGACTTAATGGAAGAGGCAGACGTATCCTCTACAAATGTATTATTCTTTGAAAACAAAGTGTTCAAGAACACGGACCGTCCAGGGGCGGAGTGGATTGAAGGTGGAGTAAGTTATGAAGACAGCATTGCAGGCCGCAATGGAATCAGTGAAGAAACGGGGCGGAGACGAGAATCACCCGCTGATCAAAATGTTGAAAGCGCAGGAGACAGCGGACAAGAACCGCAAGTCGAGTGAGCAATTGTACGTGACAGGTTCAGTTAAGAAGGGATAGCAAGTGGCAATACTTGATGAACAGGCAGGACAAGCCGCTTTAGAAGGTGGCGTTACAGAGCAGGCGAGCACAATACCGCGCAAGCCTGAGCGCGTATTTGTTGCTGGCGGACCGTTAAGCACGTTCATTAAGCAAGCTTCTAAGGTCTCACCTAGGGCTGTAACACGCGGAACAGACGCGGGAGACATGGCTGTACCTACTGCAATTGAAGAGCGCCAGGTGCCAGCCGGGGAATACTCTAAGAGACAAGAGGCTCTTGCTGAAAAAGTATTATCCGAAGAAGGCAGGGAAAGGTTTGAGACTGCTGGCGGATCAGCTAAAACTGCAACGGAATTGCCTCCTGAAGGGTTGACTCCTGAAGATATTGGTATGCCCCCAGAATCTCAAATGCCGACTCGCGGTGAAGTCAAAGCAGAACAAGTTCGCGAGCTTGGGCAGAAAGGATTAAGTGAGTATTCCACGGGGGTTGCCCCGGAGGGAGAAGCTATTGATTTACTTGAGATGTACAAGAATCGCGGGGTAATCATTGAGACAGACACCGGGATTGATTTCAATTTCGATTACATGGACGACAACGAAGATATCCAGTCTGTTTTGAATGCAGTCAGCGAAATACTTGCAGACCCGACAGAAGCTGTGAAGCGCGGCATTATTAAGAATGAGCAAACTTTGCAGAATGCGTCAGAAAAACTTGCTGATGACCTTGGCTTCAGCCGATCTGTGCTAAAGAAAAAAGTTGGCGAAACATTAAATGCAGAAGAAATGACAGCTTTGCGCATTCTTTTGCAACGATCTGCCAAGCAATTAGCAGAAATGGCAGAAAAGATTACTGCTGGCGGGGCTGATGACGCCGCGACTCTAGTCGCCTTTCGCAGAAAAATGGCAGTGCATTCAGCGTTGCAGATGAAAGCAAAGGGATTTCAGACAGAAATAGCTCGGGCGTTACAAGCATTTAAGATCCCTGTCGGGCCAAATGTTGATGTCGGTTACGCAACTTCAGAAATACTTGAAGGCGCGGGCGGACAAAAATTAAACAGAGATATGGCTAAAGCATATCTTAGAGAGTTGCGCCGAAACGGGCAAAAAGGGGCAAATAAGTTTGTTTCCAAAGGATGGACCGCAAAAACCAAAAGGGTGCTTCACGAGATTTACGTTAATGGGTTGCTCTCTTGGCCCACGACTTCTTTAAAGAATTTCCTCGGGACCCCGTTATTTGCTGTTTACAACGAAATTGCAGATATCACTGGCGCAGGGATTGGCGCTGGAGTACGGGCCGGACAGCGAGCTATGGGAAAGGCGACAGACCCAGAGGGCATTTATTTAGAAGACATCATGGCGCGGTGGTATGGGTACGGAAGATCATTCAAAGATGCATACCTTGTCGGCCTGGAAACATTTAAAACCGGCCAGCAGGCATCGGTTTCTGGAGGCAAGCTTGATCTGGACCCAACTGAGTTAAGGGCTATAGACTCTCAAACGCTTGGGGCTTCTGGCTGGATGGGCCAATCTATTGATTTCATTGGGAAAGTGATCCGCTTGCCCGGAGATATTCTTGGCGCAACAGATGATTTTTGGAAGTCTATATTGTCGCGCGGAGCATTGTATGAAGAAAGCATGCGCCAAGTGCGCATAAGTAAGGCCGCAGGCAAGTCTGATCAGGAAGCTCTTGATGACGGAATGATGGTCTTAATTGACCCCAGGTCTCGTACGGAAGAAATTTCTGATTTTGCAAAATACAATACGCTTACTGCGGATATCAATAACGGTGTCGGCTCCATTACAAGGGCCATTCAAAAAACTTTCCTTGGACGGTTCCTTCTTCCTTTCGGGAAGGTTCCTACGAACTCAATACGAATATTGACTGAGAACCATCCTGTTGCTGTGTTCTTTTCTCCTTCGACGCAAAAAAGGTTGCTCGGGAAAGAAGGCCCGAAGATGCAACAACGTGCAATGGGGCGGCTGGCTATGGGTACGGGCACCATGATGACATTTATGGAGTACGCCCAGAACGGACAGATGACCGGAGCCATGCCAACAGATAAAGAGCTTAAAGCTAGATTGCCTAATGGGTGGCAACCATTTAGCTTTGTTTTCCGTGGAGACGGATGGCCGAAGGATGACGACGGTAACGAGCTACCAATGTATGACCAAAATGGAATCCCGAATGGTCCTCTCGTTTATATCAGCTATCAAGGGCTTGAGCCGGTATCCGCCTTCCTTGGGATTGCGGCAGATACTGTCCAGAAGATGAATATGTATACTGACCCACAGGACCGTGAGAATCTTTTGACAGCATCCCTAGGTGCAACCTTGGATTACTTCAAAGAGACTCCGTTCCTGACCAGCGTCGGGGACATTATTAAGTCTATGGAGTATGGCGACATCAGCTTAGTGATCAAGTCTCCCCTGTCTAATTTCACTGGTCCAATTCCCACGCCGTACTCTTCAGTATTGAGAAATGTGTCTAAGCTACAAGATCCAACGATCACGAAGGTTAGCCCTGAAGTTAACTACTGGACGGAAAGCGATCTCAAAGATTGGCACCAGCAACAAAAAGACGAAGGGTTTATTCCGAAGGACTCTCCTTTTCCTTACAACATGGTTGGGTCCATTAAGGGTGGTGGCGAGTCTGCAGGAGAGTTTTGGCAACGTCAGTACAATGATGCCTGGGCGCTACAGACATTAAACAATCCGTTTTTCCAAGAAGCCGAAAAGCGTTATCAGAAAGTTCTCGATCCGTTTGGGAAACCGTTCATGCGCAACGTGCCATTCTCTTTGAACCCAGTCGAGGCGACTTACAATGCGATCGTTCCATTCAAGATTAAGCGAGGGGAAGCGCCAACTAATGTCCAGCGGGAAATGCTGAGGCTCAACATGCCGCTAACCAATCAGCCTGCAACGATTGACGGATTTAAGATCCCGGCGTACATGGGGACCGATGTTGCTCTGCTCGCTAAGAACGGTGAGATCCTGGTAAAGGGTCAGTCATTTGAGGATGCTTTAAAAAGTTTGGTAGAGGTAAGTGTTGGATACTCTAGAAGTCGCGATGACGAGAAAGCGGCGAAAGTGCAAAAGCTTGAGCGGGAATTTTATGAGCAGGCGTTCAAGGAAATTATTGCGCGACCTGAAAACAGGGATGTCCTGAAGGCTTATATGCAAAGAGATACTGCGCAGGAAATTCTTAAATCGCAGAAATACACTGGGCGGCAGTGATGGAGAGTGACAAATGACAAGCACATCTGATGTTATCTACTTGGTGCAAGGTGACACCAAGCCTCAGATAAAAGTGACTTTGAAGCGCGATGATGATACAGCCCAGGATGTAACTGGAGCAACGATATCGCTTCACTTCCGGCCAGCTAACTCGACCACGGTGACGTTCTCCTTGTCCGGGTCTTTTGTCGGCGTTGACCCAGCCCAGGGAGAAGTGGTCTTCAACTTTACCTCGGGCCAGCTTGATATAGACGCCGGAGATTACGAAGGCGAAGTCGAGGTGGTCTATACAGACAGCACTAGAGAAACTGTTTTTGAAGTGATTCAGTTTGTTTTGAGAGAAGACTTCGCATGAACTTAAAGAGTGTCATCAAGACAACCAACCTTGTTCTAGAGACAGCGAAGAACCGGCTGGTCTTTGCTGTGTCAGCGAGTAATCTAGTTGCTTCTGTTGCGAAACAACGGCTGGTCCTAGTCAATGGCACGAAGAGATTAACTGCGACACTGTTGGCTAACGCGCTGAACGCGACCGCAGTACTAGGAAAGTTTTTTGAGTTTAAGGAACTCAATGACTCGATCGATCTTACTGAGACGACAGCGTTTGATATAGACAAACCTTTATCAGATGACTCTACTGCGCTTGAGCAAATCTCTCTGGGCATAGACAAACCTCTGACAGACTCTTATGCGGTGACTGATTTTACTTCATTAACCCCAGTTAAGGGGCCGCAGGACACAGTCAGCGGCGTTACAGACTCAGACCCGATCTTTGATATTACAAAGGGAATCATTGAGCTACCCATGCTGACGGAAGTGGTGTCATTCGATATCGACTACACCATTACAGATGCGTTTGCCGTTACTGACGATGTAAACGGCGCGGCACTTGGTGACGAGTCAAACCTAAGAGTGTTCAAAATTTTAAGCGATAATAGCCTGGCGTCAGAAGCAATAGAGATAACGCCAGGAAAAGGTCTATCAGATTCTGCAAATACTACTGACGCAGGATCGATTAGGGTGCAAAATTACACAGTCGATATGACTTATTTTGCGGAAGACTATGTTGGGCAATCCCAATCATTCTAGGAGAACACCATGTTTAATGATGGTTTGAAACTAAAAGGGCGTGTCGGGATTGTCGTCAAAGACAAAGACGGCAACGTCAAAGAAAAGCGGCAAGAGACTAACCTGGTTGTAAGCGCCGGGCTGGATTACATTGCATCCCGCATGAAAGACGCTACGGCAACAGCCATGACGCATATGGCACTAGGTACTGGTACATCTGCGGCGGCGGCTGGTGACACGGCTCTCGGTACGCAAGCAGGCTCTCGTGAGATCCTCGATGCGACGACTGTTACCAATAACACTATTAAGTATGAAGCGGCTTTTGAAGCTGGCGATGTTACTGGTGCTATTACTGAAGCTGGGGTTTTCAACGCGGCTAGTGCCGGGACTATGTTGTGCAGGGTCGTATTCAGCCCAGTCAACCTATCAGCAACCGATAGCATCTCGGTCGATTGGACGATTACGATCTCAGCGTCATAAGGATTGAGCGATGTCAACGATCACCACTAGAGCCGGGAAGGGTTCGCCGCTTACCAACGCTGAGGTAGATGATAACTTCACTAACCTCGATACGGATAAGCTGGAGAGCATTGAGAATGAGTCGTTGTCTGACTTGTCCAACGTCAGAACAACACTCCCGACTAACGGTCAAGTGTTGGCATTCAATGCATCGTTCGGTAGCTGGGAGCCGCAGGATGCGAGTGGTGGCGCGGCAGAGATCAATGATCTTACGGACGGCTTCTCTAATGGTGCAATTTATCAATCTCTTTGTCTAGGCGAAAATGCCGGAGCAGGCCTCAATTCTAATACAACCTACACCACTTGTGTTGGGTACAATGCTGGGCTGAATACAACTGCCAACGCCAATACACTTATCGGTGCTAATGCTGGCGATGCGTTAACAACAGGATTTTCAAATACTGCTGTAGGTTCCGGTGCGCTAGGAGCAGTAACAACTGGTTGGCATAATGTTGGGATTGGCGTTGGTGCACTTTACGGACTGACTGGGTCTGCAAGACTTAACATCGGAATTGGTAACTCCGCTGGCTACAACCTAACGTCAGGCATTAATAACATCAATATCGGTGATCAGTCGACTGCATCAAGTGCATCGATTAACCATGAGATCACTCTCGGAAATGACAGCCACCTCTATTTTAGGATTCCCGGTCTACAAGCCACTGCGTCGAATGGTGACGTTTTAACTCATAACGCAACAACCGGACGGATAGAGCTAACTGCTCCATCAGGCGGTGGTGGTGGCAGTGGTGATATGACATGGCAAACTGCATGGCCGTCAGACCCAGCATCTGGAAACATTCCTATCGGTAACAACACCCTTACAACTATTCAAAATTCAGGCTACCGGAATGTTGCCATTGGGGATAGTGCCGCCAGACTCCAACAATATGGCGATGATGGAGTTGCGATTGGTTATCTTGCTGGAGAAACCAATGTAAGTTCAGCCAATGTATTTGTTGGGGCTTATGCAGGACGGTATTTAGATTCTGGATCTTATAATGTTGGCGTGGGCTATTACGCTTTAAACCGCAATTCATCAAATGCTAACTACAATGTAGGAATTGGGTATGCCTCCGGGAATGTAATTGAGACGGCGGATTACACTGTCATTATGGGCTACAACGCTAATCCTATAGATGGCGCGGATACTGCTTGCGTCGGGATTGGCGGTTATGCCAAGCCCGGTTTTTACTCCGTTAATATAGGCTATCAATCTGGATACTCCTCTACATTAGGTAGCGACTACAACACTTGTGTTGGTTACCAGACAGGCTATGACCTTGACGGCGGTGACTACAACTGTTTCATTGGTTATCAAGCCGGGTACGCAGGAGGCTCTGGGGCCGGGAATGTCGGGGTCGGCAGATCAAGCATGAGAAACTTGAATGGTGGCACAAAAAATGTCGGGGCCGGCGAGAATGCTGGTTACTACATTACTAATGGTTCACAGAATACTGTTATCGGTGCTGATGCTGGCGCTAGCGGGATCACACTACAAAGTGGGACTAATAACATTTTGCTCGGTTATCAAGCTTCTCCCACCTCCAGCAGTATAACCAACGAAATCACTTTAGGTAATTCCTCAATCACAAGTTTGCGGTGTAACGTCACATCAATCTCTTCACTTTCTGACGAGCGAGACAAGACAAACATTGTTGACATCCCTTATGGCTTAGACTTTATCAACGATATGCGTCCAGTTAAGTTTGATTGGGACAGACGCGATGGATCGTTTATTGGGGAAAAATCGGTGGGCTTCATTGCTCAAGATTTGCATAGTCTTGAAATCGAATACGGTTCACAGCATTACACAAACTTGGTTGATGTTAGTAACCCGGAGCGTTACGAAGCTCGCCCTATGGAAGCTTTCCCAATTATGGTAAAAGCTATTCAAGAACTTTCTGCTAAAGTCGAAGCACTTGAAGCAGAGGTTGCAATACTGAAAGGAGAATGACAAATGGCTGTCAATGATTTAGAACGTGATTTTTTGCGGATGCAACACCAAGCAGACTCGATCCAAGAGATTATTGCCGGGGTCAGAATGCGCGATGCCCCTGACGAAGAAAAGAAGAGTCAAGTCGGAAACTTAGTCCGCTATTTAGAAATGGAACTTCTTGATTCTAACTGGGTAGACAACGGGAAGGATGTTTCTGGATTGCAAGCTATTGCCGCTTCTGGCCGTGCTTACTGGTTAGGATAGGTGCTGGCGCCAATGCACTTAGTTATACTGGAGAAGTATATTCAGTAGACTCTCTGGAGGTAAAAAGTGGATAAGCGTACCGTGGCCTCGGCTCACAAAAGAATTGACAGCATCGAAACTCAATTAGTCGCGCACGAAGCGGTATGCGGTGAGCGTTGGAAGGAAACTATTCTGCGCATCAAGAGAATCGAGGGAGTAATGATAGCAACAGCGGGGAGCATCATTGCCATGCTTGTCGCTATCCTAATGAAGATGACCTAGATGATCTTTGAAGCAATCGCTGTCGGGAAGGTAGCGCTCGATGCTCTTCAGACAGTGCGTGGACTTCTTGAAGAAGGCAAGGGTATTGCCGAAGCTGGCAGAGACCTCGGTAAATTCTTTGATGCAAAAGAGAAGATTGAGGGTCGCATCTCATCTGGCAAGGCGGGTGATGAAGAGTTCTGGGAACTCGAAAAGATACGCGCCGCCGAGAAACAATTTTACGAACAGATGGATTGGTACGGTCGCGCCGGACTCAAGGACGATTACTTGAGATGGCAGAAAACGCGCAAAGAACTCAAAGAGAAAGAGCAGAAGCGTGAGGAAGCTAAGAGACTGGCTAGAAAAAAAGCCATACAGAATGGATTTCTTTATACTGCTGTCGGCATTGCTGTTCTCGGTGTGGTGGGCGGGGCCGTGGCCTTACTACTTTGGATTATTAGTCTTAAAGGAAAGTAGATGATCCTGGTCTTCGCGTTGATAATTGTGATTGACGGGAAGCCACAGCCACAAGATACATCGTACTGGTATAGCATCAATCGGTGTAATTACTTTGCTGAAAGGACCGGGAAGTGGCGTTACAATTACTGGACCAAGCGTAAGGTGGACGCCTACTGCGTACCCAAGAAAGTCAAGAAAGGATCTGTTGAGGTACTGAGATGAGTAAGATATTGGAGACCTATGATAAGGACAAGAATGGCGTTATCGATTCGGATGAGCTTGCTCTTATTGAACTTGAGGATCGCCGTCGTAAGATGGAAGATGAGGACGCTCAAAGAGATTCGATCAGGAAGATGGCGTGGTTTGCGCTCTTTGGTTTACTGCTTTATCCCAGTGGTATTTTTATATGTAGTCTTGTCGGACTTGATAAAGCGGCTAGCCTTATCACTGACATCGCAGGGACATACTTCATAGCAGTGTCCGCCCTTGTTGCTAGTTTCTTCGGAGCCAGCGCATATCAATCAAGGGGGACTAGCAAGTGATACAGGCATTGTTGCCCATGATTGGGGATATCGCTGGAGGCTGGATCAAAGGCAAGGCTGAAGAGAAAGCCGCCGCGTCTAAAGCCAGGGTCGCCAAGGCTGAAGCTGAAGCTGAGGTGATGAAGGTTGCCGCTACGCACGAGGCGTCTTGGGAAAAGATCATGGCCCAGGGTTCTAACGAATCATGGAAAGATGAGGCGTGGACCGTGTGCTTCATCGTGATAATTTCTATGTGCTTCATTCCGCACACACAGCCGTATGTTGCTAGAGGGTTTGAGGTCTTATCCACCACGCCTGATTGGTTTCAGTGGGCAGTGTACGCAAGCATCGCGGCAAGCTTTGGTTTGCGTGGAATGAAGGGGCTGAAGAAGTAAGTGAGGTATATGGATATGGACGTAGATAAGTTAAAAGACCAACTAATTCTACATGAAGGCTTAGAGCTAAAGAGTTACCAATGCAGTGCAGGATTCATAACGCTCGGGGTCGGGCGCAACGTCGAAGAGTTAGGCATCACCGAAGACGAAGCCAGATACCTTTTGGACAACGACATACTGAGAGTGACCAAGGAACTGGACGACAACCTCCCGTGGTGGAGGGACCTGAGCGAAGTACGCCAGAGAGTCCTAGTTGATATGGTATTCAATCTCGGCATCAGTCGATTCCTAAACTTCAAGAATATGATTGCCGCACTAGAAAGCGGGGACCATGAAGAGTCAGCCGCTCAAATGTTAGACAGCCGTTGGGCAGACCAAGTTGGTCAGCGAGCTACACGCCTGGCGACTGCAATGGTTGAAGATACGCTGGAGGTTTGACATGAGTCTTTACGAGAACATGAATAAGCGTAAGAAGAAAGGCACATCGCGCCCTGCGAGTGAGTCAACGATTAGCGATAAGACTTACTCTATGATGCGGCGCAAGACCGGCGGGTTTAAGAAGAAGGATAAGGACAATGGCTAGCTCTCCTGCATGGACTCGCAAGGAAGGCAAGAACCCAAAGGGTGGGCTGAACCAAAAGGGACGGGACTCTTATAAGGGTGGCACCCTAAAGGCGCCCGTAAAGAAAGGTGACAACCCGCGTCGCGCTAGCTTCCTTGCAAGGATGGGCAACATGAAGGGGCCGGAAAAGAAGAACGGTGAGCCAACAAGATTGCTCTTGTCACTCAGAGCCTGGGGAGCATCAAGCAAAGCTGACGCCCGTGCAACAGCAAGGGCTATCAGCAAACGGAATGAAGCCAAAGGTTAGCGCATCCATCTAGGGGCGCAGGTTACATCTACTACGATCGATGTAGGCCTTCCGTTAATTGCTCTCTTTGTCCATATCGGAACGGCACGGAGACCTGATGTCTCGCACTCCTTGATAGCATCAATAGTTTCTGATCTCGACATCGCATACAGCGTGTCCTCTAATACCAAAGTTTGATTTGGCGTTTCGCTCGTAGGCTTAGACGCCCCGCTAAAAGCGGAGCATCCTTGCACTGCGGCGCATATGAGCATGATTGTAATCATCTTCATTTTTTGCTCCGACTATCTGTGTTAAGTACAGCGTCTGGGTTGCGCAGGAATATTGACTGATTCTGAGGCTTCTTCCTGTGTTCAATGTCGAGCCTATGAATGTCCATCCTGTTTGCAATCCACGCCTGCCTCAATAGTTTACGCCAGTGATGTCCAGCTTGACCCATTGTCCCCACCTTGATTCCTAGCCTGCGGTTGCTGTCGCTCTTGCGGCTCATTCACATAAAGGTCTGCATAGCATGTCGCCGGGAATGCTTTGACATCACCCCCAGGAATGCGCTTCTTGATTGTCATCTGTAGTTGCATGCCGTTGTCATGCATCAGTTTATGAATCTGATCAACGATAGCCTCCTGCTCTGGGGTCATCGGATTCCTGCGACGGGACGCTTCGTCCCATCCGTTATCCAATTGCAACCAGCACTGCACCTGATAGGTTTCGTTAGCTGGCATGTCGGCTTTAAGTTTCACTTCGGCTTTTGATATCTGCGCTCTTGGCATGATGCTCTCTCCTTTGTTAGAACGGTATGTCGTCTTCTGTGTTTGGGTTAGGTAATGGGGCTGGGGTTGGGTCGTCGTTTGGGGCTGGTGCCCCACCATCACTCGGAACCTCTCCTTCTCCTGGGGACTCAGTAATCTTCCCCGCTCTCTCCTTGACAGCATTTTTAACTAACTCCGCGTTGGCTTTGTTTTGTTTTTCAAACTGCTCAAGTTTGTTGGCGTTTGCGGCCAGCCACCCTTGCAGTTCTCCTTGTGTCTGAATGTTATTCACCTGGCGAATGTAGTCCTCCGCCAGTTCAGCGCCAGTGCGTACGTTCGCGACTGGAGCAGGTTTTGCTGTGCGCTTGCTGTTCTCCTCCTTTGCTTTCTCTTTGCGCCCGACTCCATCAAGCTCATTTGCGCTGGCATACTCCCCACCGCTGAGACCGATAGCACTGAGCGCCCTACCGATTGCAGAAGTTTCGCAGTTCTCTATGGCTGAAGTCTTATTGACTAAGCCTACGTCGCGCAATTCTTCTGCATGCCCTGTGCCGAGAGTGACCGAGGGCGAGTCAATAGTATGGATGATCGCCTTAACAACGACGCGAGTGCCGTCATCGATAAGTATCTGTGTCGAGACACCAACGTCCAACCCGTGATGTTCGCGCAATGCTTCCATTCGATGGACAACCTGCGTGTATAACTTGCCGCCTTTCTGCGTAACGCCATGCGTCTTGTTCAGTTCAGCAACGTGGGCCATTGTGTCAGCCCACTTCTTTCTAGTCTCCATTATTCGATGCTCCATATTGATCGTGCTTCTTGTAAATATCCCTCTGGAGCGTTCCATCCTAGGTTATCCCAATCGGGATAGACCAAAGATAGCAACTCGTGAGGGGTTCTTGCGGCCTTCAACATATTCTCAGTGATACGATTCATCAGCCTTATCTGCTTCACAACTTCCTCCAGATACTCTGGCTTCAATTGATCGCAGTTATCTTGGTTTAAGATTCTGTAGTCATCTTTGTTTGCGTATAGTAGCCACACCGGCTTGCGTCCATTGATCTCCCATCCACCGGCGACCTGATAGACGTTCGCAATATCGAAGCGACCACTCAGATCTTTGGGTAAATTGTTATTAGCGAACCCACTCTTAGTCCGTGAGTTGCGGGTAGACCATTTAGTTTTGAGGTCACCTACTCCTGCATAGTCAGGCAGGTTCTTGTGCCCAAGCTCATTCCCAGGCAGTGCCCCGTATAACTCTGTCTCTCCGAAGATCTCCGAGCCAGCCATCACTTCCCGCAAACCAGCTAGTGCGCTCTGTATCACGCCCTCTAGCTCAGTCTCATACTGCGTCCACTTTGCGGCGTCGATGCCGTCATCCCAATCGCGTGGGATGTACTTCATGTACTGTTGATAAGTAGACGCCATAACTTCTGCGGGGTCTTTACGTTCAAGCAGGATTGCATCACATGCAGACTGAACCAGCCTGCCGCATAGCATGTTGGCATTGTCTGAACCATTGTATCCTTGATCCAGCCGGTAGATAACTTCCCATGCCTGTTCTTGTTGCACGTTATCAGAGTCCGGATTCTTGATGACCTCCCAGGCGCCCCTTACTTTAGGACGGACCACGCATTTATCGAAGAACACTTTCGCTTGGTCGCGGTTCTTCATGTTGGAATGCCAGAAATAATTGTGGCGTCTCGCCCAATCAGGGATGATCATGACTGAACCCCCGTACCATGAAGCTCTTCAATTAGCTTTCTAACATATGCTTTGGACTTCATCCGCCTTGGTTTATTAGCTGACGATGCGCTACCTGCAGATACCTTGCGCACGTTTCTGTTGTGTCGCTCTGTCGGTTGCACCTGCACCGGAGCCAGCACTTCTTGGTAAAAGTTTTGGAGCGCGAGCCGCATTCTATTGTTGCGAATCCTGTACAACTTACGGACCTTAGCTTCAGTCAAGCTGTAGCGTTTAGCAACTGACGCAATGGGTTCGCCTCTGTCAACTAAATCACAGATACGACCGATAGCCCCTAGGATATCAGAGACTACCCGATCAACGTGGTGGTCCTCCGTGGCGTGCCTGATTAAATCTAAATACTGATGCATATTTCACCTCACAAATTGCTAATGATTTCTTTTTTTACATGCACGATAACGCTCGTGTACCACCCAGGCGCTCGGTCATAAATGATCTCTATGTGCCTGGGGTATTTCTCTAAGGCAGTATCGAAAAACTTGGCGAAACTATGTGACCCCCCGTAATACACGAAGGAATGTTTGATCTCAGGTACGGTAGTGTACGCGCCGAAGTTTGCGTTAATTGCCGCAACCATCGCTCGCATTTGTACACGAAAACTTCCCTGCATAATTTCAAAATCCCACGCTTACATATAGTGTCTTAGAAAAATACTTGGTCAGCGTATTCTTGTTGACGTATCATGTCAACCATCGATAAAAGTCTGATTCATCGTGACGCAGACTGAAACAGGATGGGACAATGACACTAGATCAATGGCGCAAAAAACGAGGGTATAGCTACCGGGCATTAGCTCAAATGATAGGGGCTTCTCATGCTTCTGTGGTTCGCAGATGGTGTATGGACTTGGATGATGATGACTTCATGATTCCGAAAACGAAGTACATGCTGGTCATTTTGGAGGTCACAGCGGGCGAGGTACAGCCAAACGATTTCTACATTCGGAGGTCGAAGTGAGCGGTGTCAATGGCAGAAACAAGGGGGCCGCGTTTGAACGGCAGATTGCGGGCATGTTGCGTGATCAATTGGGCATCGACTGCAAGCGCAATTTGATGCAGACGGCAGAAGGTGGTCACGATTTGATTGGTTTGCCGGGGTTCGCGATCGAGTGCAAGCGATACGCTGTGATCAGTCACGGAAAATTAGACAAGTTCTGGGCGCAATGTGTCTCACAGGCACAGAGAGTCGATCTAACGCCATGTTTGATTGTGAAAGGTGATAGACAGCCGGTCAGAGTTTTCATCCCTTGGAGCGGCTTAGGTTGGGACGCTTATCAGTGGGACAATTTTAATTGTGCGGCTGAAATTTCGTTTGAATTATTTTGCGCAATCGTTCGCGAAGGGTTGACCAAATAATCTAAAAGCATTACGCTCCGCTTGCGGTCCCGGAGGGGTACGTGTTCAGAACACGTACGTGTTAAGCATGTACGTGTTACTAAACACTTTCTTATTCAAAACACTTTCAATGCACGTGCTATGCACTGTCTCAAATTCTGTGGATAACTTTCAGGCAAAAAAAAAGCCCGGCGAACCGGGCTGAAGACACACAGGGGAGTGTGTTAGATAGTCAGTGAGTGACGATACACGATCGCCATCACTGTTCCAAAGTGTTTTTGATTGGGTCTAACCGCACGATACCCCTGATGAGTGCGGCTAATGTGCATCACGCTCAGATGATTGCGGAGCATGATTGATTTTGCATCCGCTAGCGCATCTAGCGGATTGAGTTTGAATCCAAACATGGATTGTCCTTGAGCCTGTATTGGGCAAATCGTTTGCCGTTATGTTTAATCATGGTCGAGGTGATATTGTATCCCCTTCCTCTCAGATCATAAATGCGAGCAGACAATCGCATACAGCCAATTTCCATCGTGGATTCCCACTGAGTGATTGAACCATTGCGTTTCATGAATGCCAAAATAAGGTCGCATTGAGCGCCCTTGGTTTGCTCCTCGGTTGAGTCGAAGTCTTCAGACGGATCGATTGTACGAACGATCGCTGATAGTGCGGCAGGGCCGCTCTCCATTGTGCGTTCTGCGAAATCGTCTGCCGCATTTTTGCTTTCAGCATAAAAAGTGACAGTCCCGCCGTCAGAATATTCAACGTCGATTGCGTGCTTCATATTGTATTTCCCCTTGATGTGCGACCTGTCTTATCAATACGGGTAGGTCACATCCCGTAGACCGGGCGAACCCGGTTTCGACTATGCAAGATGGTTCAAGTGGTGACGCTTGAGCAACCCAAACAAATATTTTGTCGAGCTTTCTAGCTCATCACCAAACACTCTGAACTCTGTGTGCAGTACGCACTCTTCCATGAACATTGGGACAAAGTCACAGTCGAAGGGTTCATCATAATCAAGCTCATCCTTGACCATGTTGTAGACCTGTTCGCATGACACAGCCAACTCTGAGATCTTGTCTCTTGTATGAGCCATGCCGTGCTGTCTTCTGAACGCCTTCAAATCGTGATCGTCGTCCAATTCTTGGAAGTATTCATTGATGACCTGCGCTGTGAACAGCAGTTGGTCAGCCTGAATTCCGCACACTTTTTCATTAAGAATGTTTTCCATTTTATTTCCCCTATGTGATTGCCCTGACATCGTCAGATCGGGTAAGGCAAGGTCCCCGATGACGCACCCGGAGGTGCGTTTCGTCTATGCAAAAAGCTCATCAAATTCAGCAACCTGAATTGATAGAACCGATGTGGCTTTGTTGTCGAGACCAATGATGACCTCGATCGCACGGCCTTGGTTGCTATGC